TAAACATCATGTCTATTATCAGCCTCTAGTCCTACAACTTTTCTTGCTTCGCCAATTGTTACCCAACCCCCTTGTACAGCAGTGTTCATGCGTTTATAGAGGTTGTCTTTGTCATCAGCTAAAGCTCTAACGCCTCCGATATCATACTCGCAGTATTGATTATCGTTACCGCCAAACTCTGGTCGTAACAATTGATGAGTCAAATCACTCGCAACCATGTTCCACATTGGGACCATTTTTGACTCTGTAAAGAACTCTCTAAGTTCTTTTGTATTTGAATATGTAGCAGAATCAAGACCAGCACCGAGTCCTGCAAGAACAGCTGGAACGCCAAGTACAGCAGAAACTCTTTCTTCTGGTATTCTTCTTAATTCGGCTAACTTCATTTGGTCTGGAGAAAAAGATACAACTTCAACGTTCATTGCACCAGACAAAACCATAGGAGCACCTCTGTTTTTGCCACCGAACTTTTCTTTATACATTTCTGCAATAGCTTCGGCTTCTTCTCTAGTTGGCCCACCCATTTGGTCATCTCTTGGAGAGAGGATTACTCCGGGTACCGCCATGTTATGCAATAAAGCAGCTGTATATTGTCCAGCAGCTTCATCTCCTGCAATCTCTCTTAGAACGCCTCTAAGTGGAGCAAGACCTTTTCTCATGTTGTTAGGGTCAACATTTTGTCGTAAATGAATCATGTCAACTTTTTCAATCCTTACAGTGTCTTCACCCTGCATTCCGCCTTGCGGTTGGTAATTGAAATGTGTAATAAGTTCGTTCTCATTACCTTTAGCCTCTACTAGATGAGGCATTAAAGGAACGAGTTCTACAACCTGTCCTCGTTGATTCCTATTTTTGTAAATAAAAGCGTCGCCTGCTGCGTTTAAAGATGTAACAATATAGTTAGCAAGTAACTGTTGTGTCATATAAGGATTTGGTCTTCTTAGCAATTTAGTAAGAGGATGATTCATCTCTCTTTGATAATCGCCTTCAGAGTTTCTTGATGATACTAAAATATTAGGTTCTGCAAAAGCGGTAGCTAAAACTTGTAAACATGCAATAACAGCAGAGTTTCCTGTTCCGTCTCCAACTTCTGCAAGTGTTTTGTGGTCAAAGTATCCGGATGTTGTGTTATATCCAAATACAGCTTGATTTAAATATGAATATTCAGATTGGTTAACAACCAACCCTTTTTGATTTGCTTCTCTTCTAACTCTAGCGTCAGTTGGTGAATTCAACCAGTCTAGTGCTTTTGAAAACCTTGTTTTATCTTCCGCCATTAATACGCGCTCCAGCTTCTACGTTCTTGTAACATTTGTACGCCGTAAGATAAAGTATCAATAATATCATCATGAGCACCAGCAGGAAAGGTCATTATTTCTCTCTCCATCTCTGGCAACCAGTGAGTATCTCTAAGTAAGAATACGTCTCCAGATTCCATTCTGGCCGACAAAGGAAGTGCGCGTGTAACTTTGTCTTTATCCGACTTAAGGTCTTTTACACGAATACCCGAACGTTGCGCCATTTGGATAATCGTGGTTTGAAAACCTTGGCGTTCTATACCTACATATTCTAACTTATTTTTGTCAATTGAACGTTTTATTGCAGGAATGATATCTGGCCCTTCTAATTTCTGTCTTTGCATATCTATAACAAGTAATCTATTGTCTGGAGTAACAGCAAAAGAAGTTATAACTGTATAATCACTGTCTTTATTGGTTGTTGTAGCTAAATCAACTATACCAAACTTCTTTAAAGCTTTTAGATAGTATTCTGAGCCCTCGACTATACATTTAACATTTCCTGCTTCGTCTGGTACTTGAACATAATAATTTAACCATTCTGGTCTTAGCATACCTTGACCTGCGTCAACAAACTCTGCTAAGTACTCTTGAGCAAAAACAATAGAACCTACTTCTTTTCTAGCCGCTTCAACTTCTAGAGGGTCAATCATAGGATTGTCAGTAGTAGCAAATTTAAATCTCTCCCAGTTGTCTGCTTCCTCTGCTGTTTCCCACAAGTCATAAAACCAGTTATTTCTTCCAATAGGCGTGCTAATAAATAAAGCAGAACCTTTTCTTTCTGTAAGTGTAGGACGTAGAACTTCTTGCCAGACTTCTGGTTTTACGAATGCAGCCTCGTCCATAACAAGATAGTCAAGACCTTCACCACGAAGTCGTTGTGGATTATCAGCTGACCTTACAGCAATAGAACCCCCGTTAGGTAAATCAATTTGCATGTTTGCTAAAGATACGTTCGGCTCTATCTCCCTAGGAAATGATTTTGCACTTGCAGCTATATCTCTCCAACCAACCCTAGCAATAGAGAATGTAGGAGCTACCCACCAAGCTCTACCACCTTTAAGAGCTACTTCCATACAGAGTTGTACGCCAAGTCGTGTTTTACCAAATCGTCTACCGGCACAAAGAATTTTCCAACGTGCTTCTGAATCTTTGACTTTTTGTTGACCGCTATGTAAAGCTGGAAGTTTAGGGATGTACTTGTTAGTCATAAATTTCCTTAAACATAAATATAGGAGTATAGGTACCTACATAAGCATTGACAATATTCATTTCTACATGCTGTATAGCTTCAGACACTGCTTCTTCTTCATCAAAATCATTGTCTTCCAATATCCCGTCAACTACAATATCTACCATTGTGTAGTAGTCATAGATAGCTTTACCATCATGGGTATAACCAAGATAAGCTTCTTCAAAGTCATCTACAATTAGAGCTTGCGGATTAAATTCCTTTAACTCATCATATACCTTATTCATTTCTCCTCCATTCTAGTATAAGAAAACCTTTCAGCAGTTCCATGTATTCACGATTGCTACCACGTGATTGTCTGCCGTCAAAGATGTCATGATGTGTTTTACAGAGAATGCAAACGTTCTTGGGGTCATTTGAGAGTTCACGATTTTTGCCCCCCATACCGATTGCTATGAGATGAGCCATTTCTAGCCACTTTTTCTCATAGCAGTTCGGCCACTCACAAGTATAATTTGCACGTATAAGAGCTTCTTGTCGTAAGTCAGATTTATTTATTTTGCCGGTACCTTTGCGTTTCTTTTGTCCCATGCCGGAGATACCAGATTCATCACTTCTACGCTTTTTAAATTCAGCATATGATTCGTTCTCCACATCCCAAGTTGTCATGTGCGTAAGAACTCCATTTTAGATAGGGCTATCCTGTTACAGATAGCCGGTGAAGGGAGGATATCGGTTAGTGGAGCCGACAGAACTATCTTAACACCACAATCTAAAACCATAGGTTTTATTATAGCTTAATTAGGAAATCTTTGTAGAGGTAATGAAGTGAAATCATTCTGTGAACAATCTCTTCTTCTAAGTTTGTGTAATCTTTAGGTAGTGTCCAAACATCCAAGATGTTATTTTTATCCACCCACATTATTTTGTTTTCGTTTATCTTGAATCTCATAGAGTTAAAAATGTAGTCCATAGGTTTCTTTATAGTAGCACCCCCCCGAATCATTCTTGGTTTTTATACAGCGAACCCTGTGCGGACCCGCCCAACACAAAATTTAAATACTCCGAGGATGTCCCTTTAACGGACGACTATGGTCTGACTAATCCACTCAAATGAATTTTATATTAACATCACAATCTTTCTTAAAGTCAGAGCTTGTGACTACTTGGTTATTTAAATTTAGCGCAAGTCAAAATCTATGCGAACGCGAACACAGTAAAATTTTATTTGGTACAATTATCTTGTCCTTCTCGGACAACCCAATCCAACTCAAGCCCGGTGTATTCCGGGTACCCTAAAACTCTACTGCTACAATCCCAACTGTCCTCAATTCTCCCAAAAGGTTATAGCATGTTGTGAAGGCGGCGAGACTAGTCCCAACTGCCTCATATAAGCCCTTAGAGGGTGCCCGGCTAGATAAACCTATTACTTGCCTACTAGACCCCGCTCCCCCGCAGGAATGCGATATATACCTAAAGAGAACCCAATACCACATCTAGGAGCCAAAAAAATTTTTTATAGGAATAGGGTAGGGGAGGGGTACCTCTGGGAGGGTTATATCTAAAAACATCTGTATAAAAAACAGCCCCGGAAAATTTTGTCTAAAATAGAACGCCTATGTCAAAATGAGATATACAGTGCATAGGTCATAGCACATTGAAACATAGGAAAAATCTGGCGGGAAGCTTAGCCGTCAGCGTATTTGATATCGAACTCTACAGGTTCGTCTGACTCAGTATTGATAAGGTCTGGATTCTTCTTGCCCCAACGGGTTGGGTATGCTCTCTCCAAAAACCACGCGCTAGCTTGCCATACACCATTATCTGCGGCTTTACGTATGTTCATGATGTGTGCCCCTTCCGCCTCTGCTCTCGCCTTTTTTATAGTGTCGGAAAAGTCGGAGTATTCTTGGATACCCTCATCTGCCTTTTTGAGCCATGCATAGTAAGTATCTCTATGAATACCCGCCATATGACAAGCCTCATCTATGTAATAGCCTAATTTAAGCCACTTTACTAGTGTGTCAACCCGTTCTGCATTGAACTTAGAAGGTCGGCCACCCGTAGTGCTGGTAAGGGAAGGCTCGATAGGTTCGCTAACCACTATATCTGGTGCCGGAGGCGGCAACATCCGTTTATAAAGCTGTTCGTCCATAATATAAGTATACCCGCCCATGTGAAATGACATTGATTCATAGGAAAATTTGTGCGCGGAGCTTAACCATACATTACAAACACTCTAGCGATAAAATTAGTACCCCCCCTATCCAAATGCGAGCGAGCTTGCTCGCTGGGGCCACTCGGCTCTTCCAGTGGCCCCTAAAAATCGGATAAATCTAAACCAAAACTTTACATTCCTGAAAACCTCAACGTTTATAGGCTTTTTTCATCGAACATTTGTTCTAATTTACTTTAGATTTTCGCAAAAATCTCGACTAAATGCACAAGCTCAAATGACTTTGTGAAAGTGGTTAAGACTTTTCTGAAAACCCCAATGATTATAGGCTTTTAGAGAAGTGATGACAAGATTTAGATTTCACAAGCTCAAAATGACAGATTTTTTTAAATTTCTCAAGATTTTTATTTCATACTATATGTAGGGGGTTAGAGGTACTTGATACACCATATGTAGTATGTTGTATATGTCCATCTAAAAATATTTATATATAAATTTGAATATGAAAGAAATGTATATTATTGTTCCCTTATGGAAAACAAACAAGGAGCGAAAATTATGAAGGTTGAATTATCAGCTAATACTAGAGGCATGACCACAA